AAAATTGCTATCCATTCACCTGCGGCAAAATTTGTTCCGCTTGCAACTGTAAATGAACTAGATAATTCATTATGATTTGCTGATAATGTGGTTGTTGGCATACCATCTGAACCTTCCATTATGACAGAAGCCCCATCTTGATTCTCTTGCCAAATACCATGAGTTTCACCAGATGTTCCAGTTATCTGTATGTGTGCGCCATCTTGACACCAAAGCAATCCATTAGTGTTGATATATAGCCTACCATCCATTCTTAATATTGGCGGTGTTTCGGCTGTAGATGATAACTTCAACACTCCATAAATATTAGAGTCACCAAATCCATTGGTAGGAGCTGTGGTTGAGCTATCTACTGTAACTGTATGACCATTAGTAATTGTGAAGGTATCCCCATCCGCACTTGGTGGTCCACTTCCACCCCATGTGCTTGATGCACTGAAATTACCTGTTTGACTACTGGTGTATGCCGCCATCTATAGTCTCCGCTTGATTCCAAGGAACTGTCACGACAACAACAAGTTTTCCATCAACCCTTTTTACTTTGATGTATTCACCGCCATCAAAATCTGAATCAACATTTGTTACCGTGTCATCTTCTTCTATGTTAAATTTGACTCTCATATTCCACCACTAACTTATCTACATCTTTACGTTCTGCAAAAACTACAAAGTAATAATCGCCTTCGACACCATCTACTAATATAGTTAAGTCTTCAATGTCTCTTACAAACAACTGTTGAAACTTACCTTTCGGAGTAAGTTGTACTGTAATTGATTTATCATCTACTAAACCAATCCAATGATCAGGTAATTCAATGTAATCTAAATCTGTTTGTCCTCTGTAATATACACCATTCTCTGCACCCTCTAATGAACCATAACGTAATCTATAACCTTCTTTAGTTGGATGCTCTATATCAAATGATTTAGTTGTTGCTGAAAAACTACCATTAACTGTTAATGTATCTGATGGACTTGTTGTTCCTATGCCAACATTTCCATCTGCCCTAAAATATGCAATTAAAGTATCATAAGTATCGTCAGTAATATAATTGCCACCACCAGAAATAATTGACACACTATCGTTTGTATCATTTTCTTGCAGAGCTATAACTAAATGTCCAGAATCTCTTACTTGATATAACGCACCGAAATCTGAACCGGGAAGCAAACCATCAATGTCTGTGTTAGATGATGTCCAACCAGTAAACTTATGTTCAACTGAACCACTTCCAAAGTCTACAGTTAAATCACCTTCAATATTCGCACCACTGCTAGTGGTTTCTATTCGTTTTGTGTTATCATGGTAGAGTTCTACTGCGCCATTAGAAATAAATTTAGCTAAGTCCTCTCCAGCAGCAGCGTTCCTTAGAAATATTGTGCTTCCATTAACTGTAAGATAAAGAGAACCTGAACCGTCATCTCTTATTAATGAATTACTCCCATCGTGATATATCTCTAAATCACTGCCAGTACCAAAGATTGCTTTTTCGTTATCAGGGAATGTCAGGTCGCCTGTTAAAGTCTGATTACCAGCATTTAAAAGAACAGTGCCTGTGCTATCGGGTAATGTAATGGTGCGGTCTGCTGTGGGGTCGGTGACGGTTAGGGTCGTTTCAAAATCATTGTTGGTTGTGCCTTCAAAGAATATGGTAGATGAACCAGCCGTAAACGAAATAGGTTTTAACATAATGTTTGAACCAAAACCAGCAGAATAATACTTCGTCAATGTACCATTTAACATAGACCTTATAATAAATTCACCATCTTCTGTTCCGTCTGTTTGGTCATTTATAGCCGATTCTACTTCAGCATAAACTATCTTTTCACCAGCACTGTTCTCACCAGTAAATGTAATGTGTCCAAGAACATCACTATCCGCTGGACTAGCACTGTTTCGGTATAGGTCTAGTGTTGGTTCTTCATTTGCACTAGTGTCAAAAGAAGTTATTTGAACACCAGTGTTCGTAGTTTCAAATTTTTTACTGTTGTCGTAGTATAATTCTACAGAGCCGTTTGCATTAAATACACCACTGTTTTCACCTGACGTTGGTTGTAGCGTTATAGAACCAAAACCATTATCTCTAATATAAGTATGACCTGTGGTATTATCTATGTAAGAATTAGACCCATCGTGATATATCTGTAAATCTTGGTCTGCACCTAATCGTATCCTTTCGCTATCGCCTACATCAACACCATCGGCTACCAATGTACCTGTGACTGTCGCACCAGTGCTGGTGGTTTCTAGTTTTTTATTTCCAGAATAAAATAGCTCGACTGCTCCTGCTGGGATAAAGTTAGCATATGTTGAAGTTCCAGAAACATTAGTAATGCTAGTTGTGCCAGTGCTTCCAAGTCTTAAAGCATCTTGGGAAACAAATTGACCCCCAGTTCCAGTAGTTATTAAACGAATATCATAATCATCTGAAGTAGGGCTTTTCAAGTCTATGTAAGCCCCAGATGTACCGCCTATTTCTATATTTCCATAGCCACTGGTATTATCAATAGCTATCCCACTGGTTGCTGATAAAGTTCCAGTAACAGTTACTCCAGTGCTACCTGTGTTTAATTTTTTGCTGTTGTCATAGTAAAGTTCTACATCGCCATTTTGGTCAAATCTTGCTAATTGCTCTGTGTCTGCTGAGTTTCTAAAACTATGAATAGCACTTCTGTAAATTATTGCATTAGTGCTTTCTTGTAGGTATCCATTTGTTCCATTGTGGTATATCTGAAAATCTGAATCTGCACCAAAAATAAGTTTTTCACTATCACCTAAATCAATATTATTTGACGCATCTAAGTACACCGCTTTCTCTGCAGGTTGTGTTACAAAAATAAATCTAGTACCTGATGTCCAATTAACTGCAGCATCAGAATTACTAGATTGTAAAATTGTTGTACGTGCAAGTGTAGTACCAGTAGCTGTATACGTACCTATTCCTACCTCAAAGTCAACCCCATCAGTACAACAGTAGTAGGTAGTATTACCATCCCCAATACTAGAAAACGACTCAAACCCTGTCTCAGCACCTGCTAAAGTATAAGTGCCAGTACCAGTAGTCGTAGTCGTTTCTTTAATTCTATCCGCAAGCACAAGAGCCATAATAGCCCCTATGCAATACGAATTATAGCATTTGTTGAATCAGGTGAAGAACCACCCGGGAATACAATAGTAAAGTCACCGTTAGTAGAAGTTTTTGTTCCACCAAAATCTATTACAGCAATTGCTTTATTTGATGCAGATGAATTATAAAGTATACAACCGTCTGCTGAAACAGTAGCTGTAGAAAATACTTCATCAGCAAAATCAACAATAGCTGTTGAACCTGACAAGGATATAACAGGACTATCTAAACCCTGTCCACCAGCAGAGTATCCAGTACCTGATGCCTCATCAGTATTACCTGTTACATCTGAATAGTTAGTTGTAGAAGCATTGTATGTTCCTGAAGGTGACGCTTTGATTAAAGCTACTTTAATAGTGTGTGTATCTAAATCATGGATACCACCTAGTAACTCTTGTTTGAAACTATTACACATTGCAGTAGTAATACTCATTTATTTCTCCATAATAAAAAGTAAATAAAGGGGCAAGTCACCCTGCCCCCTTATGTTAATTAAGCAAGTGTGTCACGGTCTACTTCATCAGCAGACATGTCACCTTGGTCACTGACATCCATCAGAATTGCGTACACACGGATTTTACCAGCAGTAAATGATGCACCACTACCAGCAAGTAACACGTCAATAGTGTCAGATGAGGTAGATGCAGTCAAACCTGTGATAGCAATTTGTGGAGCATATGCACCATCTGAAGCACCATCAATATCAAAAGTTGCAACAAACTCATCAACGTCACCACCTGTAAAACCAAGTGATGCAGTTGCATCTGTGCCAGTGTTCTGAGTTGCAGAATTTACAACTTGCAGACCAGCAGCAAGAATAAGAGTGTTTGCTGGAACTGTAATAGCTTGAATAGTATCTCCATTAGGATTAATGCTATTTGCAGTTAAATCAATTACATTATCAATGTAATATGCATTACGTCCACGCTGGGAGTTACCAGAAGCGGCTTTAAGAACAGCAGTAATATTAGCCATTTTTTAATCCCCCTTACGCTAGGTTGTATGCGGCAGTTACGATTGCTTCAGGACGAAGAATCTTTCTACCGTATAAGTGCATACCACGAACAATGTCAGCAAAGCTGTCAGGGTCACGGTAAGTTTCAGTCTTGTTAATCTGCTCTGCAGTAGCAATAGCAGAAGAATGACCAGCCACAATTATACCCATGTTACTAGCATTTGAACCACCAGTTGTAGAAGGACCTGTGCCTAATGATGGTAAATTGTTAGATTGATAGATTTTAAAACCGTGAAGGTTATTTAAAACAAGACCATTCTGAAGTCCAGAACCACCAAAATCTGAATTTAGAAGACGTGAATCTTCGTCTTTCAAGATTTCAATAAATACTGGGTCAAGAACATGCCAACGTCCTTGTGTGTCCACGTTTTGTTGGTCAAGTAAACGTGCCATACGTGCAATAACTTGCAGTGGAAACGCATTACCTGTTGTACCACTCTTAGCCGCAGTTGCTCCACCAGCACGAGGCTCAAGACCAATTGACTGATTTGCAGTACCTGCAGTGCCATCGGCTTGTGTGAAGTCAGATGCGTCCAAAGACATGGAAGCTAAAAGTTCTGCACCAACTAAGTTTGCACCATCAGATGCAGTAGTGACAGACTTTGAACCATTAACAGTTGTGTTAACAGTGTTGGCTGTACCGTGAATTGCAGACTGTGTGAAACCTGACAAGTAACCAAGAACTTCTTGGTCAAACTGGTCAGCCAAACGGTATGCCGCACGGTCTGATGCTAGTTGTTGAAAGTTCACATGTGAATGTGCTTCTTCAATGTCATCAACCTTAAATGCAAAGTAATTAGCTTTATCAATTGTAAGGCTGAAATCTTCATCATCAAGGTCTTGCGGAGTGACAGTTGTGCCACGTGCATAAGCCTTAACTGAAATTTCGGGTTCTTTGATAATCTTAACGGAATCACCCATGTTAGCAATCTCACCGAAGTAATCGGAGTTTGTGATTGCTTCAGCAACGGCAGACTTGCGGAAAGCAAGTTGTACCTGTTTGCTGTAAATAACTGGGCTAAAGTTACCGTTAGGAAGATTACCATACCCGGCTGCGGTTGTAAATGCCATGATATGTTCTCCTAAGTTATTAGCATTGTTACAGATACAAACTCACAAGACTTATTAGAGGCTGATTTCAATGGGTGTGTATTCAGTTAAGGTGGCCGCCTAAACTTTCAACAGGCCAAATTCATCAGGTAATCCGAAGACGTTGTTCGTTTGCTGATTGATTGTGTAGACAGATAGCTACTCCATCTACACGTGTTGACTATAGTTATACTTATAAATATATATTTGTCAACAGTTTTTTATCTGGCTGAACCAGATATATCATAGATAAACTTTCCAGAACGGATAGCTTCCATAATTTCGTCAGACTGTTTTTCATACTCTTGAGGTGACATCTTTTGAACATCAGATTCTTTTAGATATGAAGAAGCCTCATTCCCCTGTGGCTTAGACCTCGTATTTTTCGTATTAACAGCTTCAATAGCACCTTTGCCATTTTTGCTTGGTTTTGCCTTGCTGATATTTCTATCTGATTTATATAAGTCAATTGCTCGTGCGGCAGATTTTGCATCGTTGTCATTCTCGTATAGTGCCTCCTGCACCCATTTAGGTTGTTCTTCTGCCCACTCGTGAAAGTCATCACTGTCTCTGATATCCCCAAAGTCAGGATGTATTCTCATCAATTCTGCTTCTGCTTTCTCCTTCGTAGCCGAAAGTTGCATCTCATCAATTGCTTTTAGTCTTTGTTCTAAATCACTAGACTGTTCTCTAGCTTTCTTTATAGCAATTGTTTCTACTATTGCAGCTACATCAGGATATTCTGCTGCCCACTTCTCCATGTCTTCATCAGATTTGGGCAACTTCATCTCTTTTTTAGTAGCTTCAGATAACTGGCGTTTTAAATTTTCCAGTTCTTCTTTAAATTCTTCAGCTTGTTTTTGCTGATGCCTACGTAAGTCAGAGTATCTTTTCTTAAAAGTTTTTTCTTCTGCACTAGTAGGTTCATCTTCAGGTGATTCTGCTTCACCCTTCTGTTCTTTAATCATCTGTTCTAATTCTTCTTCGTCACGCTTTATACGTTCCTCTTGTGAGTAAGGTTTAGATACAAATGCTGTTTTCTTTTGAGGCTTCATTTCTTCAGCCATGATTGTGTCAGACATATACTGTCTCCTATGCTGGGGCTAACCGTAGCCACGTTGGGGTGGGGAGTTAGGTAGCCAGTTAATGTGGATTAATTTTTAGAGGCTAATCCACCTGACCTCATCTGTTTAGGTTGTTTAACTTCTTTTTCCATTAAACCACCTTTTGCTCTACCGCCTGAATAGCGTGTTCTTGTTCCTGCTTCAATTTCCTTTTTTTCTCTAGCAACTCTTTCAGAAACACCAGAAGATTTACCTGTTTTTTTAACTACTTTTTTCTTTTCATCTTTTTTATCTTTTTTTCTTTGTGCGGCCTCTTGTTGCGCTCTAAGTTGTGCAGCTCTTTGTTCTCTAAGTGCTTGGGCTTCATCTGCTTTTCTTTTTGCTTCTGCTTGCCTTTGTGCTTCTTCTTGTTGCGCTCTTTGCTCTGCTGCCCTCTGCTCTCTTATTTCTGCTGGAGTTGGTCCATCATCTTTATCATCGTCATCATCCTCATCACCACTAAATAAATTAGTTAGTTGGTCTACAAGTGTAGGTACTTCTTCTGGTTTAGGTTTACTTGGTGCTATATTTTTATCTGCTAATATTTCATAATAATTACTTTGATTAACTTGACCTAACCTTGCTTCTTGTAATGTAGGTAAGTCTGATACATTAACATCTTCAATAGGTACATACTCGCCTTTAACATATACAATGTCTTTATTATCTATCATTTTAGATAGCATATCGCCACTCTGAGAGAATAGTTCCTTACCAGTTATACCTTCTGAATAACCTACACCGCCCGGCTTTACTGTGCGATAACTACCTGTTTCATCATCCCTTACATATCTATTAACATTAGATGAAGAAATCATATTTGCACCTGCTGTTGTAGTAGCAACTTCGCCACCAGACCTTACAGGTTTACCAGTTGAATCAATAACTAAGTTAGGTTTTAAGTCATTCAGTACTTTAATATTATCATCACGTTGTTTTTTCTCTTTTTGTTCTTGTTGAACATCAGCAGATTTTTGAAGCATAGCATCTACTTCTTTTTGTATTGCTCTATTCTGTTCAACTTTTTGTAAAGTATTTTCTTGATTGTATTGAGCAACTAATGCATCAAACTCTGCTTGAGTTGTAGAATTTACTTCTGCATTAATTTGAGGTTTAATATTTTTTAGGTTTTCAAGTTGTGCATAATAATTAGTAAGTCGCTCTCTATTTATTTCACCTGCTTCTTCTGGTGTGTATCCTGTATAAGATATAGTTACAGGATAATTAGATGCATTATTATTTTTTATAGTTCTTACAGCTAGATTGTTTACCAGAGGTTCTGAAGCTAGTGTACCGTCATCCTTTACTCTAAAATATCCATCTATTGTTTCGGCTATTTTATACTGTCCTGTATCATATATTTTAATACTTTCTGGTGTTTCTAACATAGGTTTTTTTATAACTTCTGCAAAAGGTTTTAAATCTTGTGGAATAGGCAGTACAGAATCAGTACTTGCCAATGTATTCATTATATCAGCTTCACCTGCTCTAGTTTGTGTATCAAATCTTTGGGTATCTGGAACATCTTCAAACCCTAATTGTTGCATTTCATTTGCTACACCCGGTGTTTGAACCATTCCCGGTACAGCTTCTGCCATACCTGATGCTTGTTCCTCTTCAACAGTTACAAAAGTTTTTAATTCAGGTTGACCTACATTATCTGTTACAACATCTAATTGCTCTAAGAAATTATCATATCTTTCTTTCTGAGCATCCGATAAATTTTTATAGGCATTACTATCTTTAGTTCCTATGTAGCCACCACGCCAACCTGCTTTATTACCTGCTGACATAATATTAGCCATAGCTTTAGGGTCAGTATATGCTTTATCTTGATAAGCTATACCAGATTTAGGGTCTACTGGAACACCATATCTATTATAAAACAAACCTGTCTTAGGGTCTACATCACCAGCTTTATATCCTATATCACCAGTAATTGCTGTACCTAATGCATATTCAGCTTGCATTCTAGCACGTTTTTGTTCTGGTGTCAATTCCTGTTGTGGTTCTTCAATTGCACCAGTTTCTTTTGCTTTATCAAATATATTTTTAACCAAACCAAAACCGGGTATCATTGCTCCTATACCTATTTCAGCCAAGCCTGAATAAAAGTCTGTTATATTACCTTTTTTTAAACCATACTCATCATACATAGCACTCTTATCTACAGCACCCTGTGAAGTATATTCTGCCCCCGGAACTGTAGCTTTTTGTTCTATAGTCTGTCGTGGTTCTGATTGTGGAGCAGGAGTTGTGGTAGTTACTGGAGCAGTAGGTGCAGTTGGAGTAGTAGGTGCTTCAGTAGTTATTTCTTCTTGTTGTGTAGTTGGTTGTGTATACTGTGGTGCATTAGGAACTAACTGTTGGAAAGTTGGAACAGGTGTTTGTGCAGATATAGTAGTAAATTGTTTTTGTTGTGGTGGTGTATACGTTGGTGGTACAAATCCACCTACTTGCATTTCTACTGGGTCATCGTCTATGTCAAGGTCATACATATCAAAAGGTAAATCATCTGGCATGACAGCTTCTTCACTATTGCCCATTTGCCCCATAGCTTCCATAGCTGCCAACCCCATCTTGGCTTCTTGGCGCATACGCATAAGTTTTTCAAGACCAATGTATCGCACTACGTCAGCAGGAAATACAAACTCGCCTTCACTCAATTGTGCAGGTATGTCATCTCGTACTTCTTCTTGTGTTGAACCGGGTGGAACATCATTGCCGGACACAGGGTCTATTGTATTACCTTCGTCCATAAGACCACCATCTTCAAACATACTCATTTGTTCTTTCATAGGTACTGCTCCACCTTCTGCAAATGTAATTACTTTATCATATACTGGATGTTCTACACCACGCACACTAATAGTTCCAATGGGTTTTCCAAGTTCTATTTGACCCTGTACCGTAGGACGTAATTTTGGTTCTGTTTTTTGTTCGGGATAATTTTTAAGATTAACACCTTTAGAAAAATCTGTTTCAAGAGTATAATAATGTTTACCTTTAGTATTAACCGAAATGAGTGTATTAATATTATCCGTATCAATATCACTTGTTTTCCATTTCCAACCTGCTTTGCTTTTAAACAAGTTAGTTTTAATTTGTGTGTTACCTTTTCCTTTTGTTCCTACTTCTTCTACATTTTTATTTGTCACATTGAAAGAAGGTTTGCCATCAGGATTAATTTTTATATTAGCATTAGGAACATTTTTACCTGTTAAATCTTCGCCTGTAATGGGATTTAAATATTTTCCACCTTTAGGTCTTTCACCTTCTGGAAACATTCTTTCAGGTTTTGGAAATACAGGCACAGTATCTTCTGCTTTTTTTAAAGCACGTAATCCTTTACCTGCTGCATCACCCACTACAGGAATTAAACCCAAAGCACCTGCCGCAGTTTCTATAGCAGCACCAGTATAATCTTTTTCATCCATAGCATCTGATACACGTTTAACTGCCATAGCTTCCCCAACTCCGGGAATAAACTCTGCCGCACCTTTTGCTATATCAACTTTTGATTCATCTAACTTTTTTAATACATCACTAGCAGTTTTTCTTGTAGGCTGTTCTACAGTACCACTAGGTTCTCGTGTCATAAATCCTTGTTCCATCTGTTTAGATAAAGATAAACCACCTTCATTTAATCCTAATCTTGTTCCCCTACCACCAGTTATAGTGCTAGTAATTCCTTGAAAAATGTCACCTACACCAGAAAGCACATTTCTTTTTTTAGTAAATACTTTTTCACCCGGTTTAATTAAATCTGCATTTTCAATCTGAGGATTTTGTTTTAATAATTCACTTACAGACAAACCTGTTCTATCTGCTATCTTAGAAAGAGTATCCCCTCTATTAACAATAGTATATCGGCTACCTTTTCCTTCTTCATCTTCATATATAAAAGTTGGTTGTTCATTTCTTGTTGGGGCTACTGGTTCAAAACTTTTTTGGGTTTGTTCTGCAACGTCTAGAGGTAAAACAGTTTTTGATTTAATACCTATTTCATCAAGATGTGATAACTGCTGTTGTTGTTCTAGTGCATTAAATACTTTAGGTTTTATATATTCTTTTCTAAATAAAATAGCAGCTTGTTCAGGTGTAACTTTTTCCATAGTAGCTGCTAAATTTCGTGCATTATCTACACCAAAAAATGAACCATCATTATATTTTTTATCCAAATTACCTGTACTATCTAATAATGCAAATTTAACTTGTGCTTCAGGAGAATTAGGATTTAAATTATTTTCTTTTGTCCATTCATAAAAACCATTTTTTGATTTACCATCAAATTGAAATAATCCAAAACCTTTACCAAGGACAGAAGAAGATAAAAATTCATCATCAGATTGTGTAAGTCTTAAATTCTTTGCATAATCTGATGCATCCTCATCTAGAACTTGTCTAGCTGTTGGGTCAAAACTACTCTCTTCACCAGCAGTGGCATACAAAGCAGCTGTATAATTATCAGGATTTAGACCTAGTGATATTGCTTCTTTTCTAATAATATCAATAAGTTTGGTTTTATCCATTTACTTCATCTCTTAACATTTTAAGTTTACGTAAAGTTGCTATAGCACCCTGCTGTCTATGCATAGTTACAGCATCATCAGACTGCTCAAGTACTCTATGATGTTGCTCTATTACTAAATCAATATAATTATTGAACGCTTGCCACTGGTTGCTGTTGTTCACTAGGGGCTTGAGGTTGCTCAACACCTGCTTCTTGTCCATTTGCACTAAATCCTTGTTCACCCGGAACTGGTACTTGACCTGTTCCTATGTTTGCACCACCTGCACCAGTTGGGTCTTCTGGATTAACTCCTGCTGGTACGCCTTGTTCTGGGGGTTGTTCCTGTTGAAAACTCTTCATTAGTTCTGCCTGAAGAGCTGCCTCATCCATATTATTAGTAACTTTGTCAGGGTCTAGTTCAAGAGACTTGGCAATCTCACGGATAATAAATTGAAACTTAGCAAACGGTGCAAGTGCTGGATTACTTGCTACCTGTAAGAACTGCATCAGTCTCTGACTGCGTACTTCATTAGCCATTAGACTTTCAGTACCACGTGCTTTAACTTCTAAGTCACCACGTATAGCAGGGTCAAAATCAAATTGCATGTTAAAGCGGAATAGACCCTCTCCTAGCGGTCTTAGAATATAATCGTCTACATTCTTAATAACATTCTTTGTACCCCCTGCAGCAGCGTTCATAAGCATACTAATACCACTTGCAGTTCTACCTACACCCGATACACCTGTTTGTCCATGTGCAAATGATGGGAAGCCTGTGCTTTCATCAGAGAGTACACGAGCCTTGTCAAACAGCATCATGTTCTCACTAGATACATTCGGGAACTTCGTACCAAATATAGCCTGACCGGGTGCGCCACCTTGTCTGCGGAAAACCTTGCCCGGATATAGTGACAAGTCTTGACCCGGCACTAGGTTTGTTTCATCTACCTCTACAATCAAATTACCAGACAATACAGCATTGTCAACAGCCATACGCATAAAGCCATTCATTAATGTCTGTGTATCGTCCATGTTTTCAGCAATACCTACACCAAAGAATGAATATGGATTTAATTCATATGGTGCAGCCATGTAAGGAATGTTTGCAGGTTTAAATGGATTAAGCACCATTCTTAGTACTTTTCCATTGCATATCCACACGTTAGCTTGTAGTTCATCAAAATCTTTTAGTTCAGTTGGTATTTCTGTTCCATACTCTTCTAATAGTTCTGTATCAATCATACCCCAGTATTCAAGAACTTCAAAACGCTCTACATCATGTTCTGGTGCATAATCTGATAAATCATCTTCCCAATATTTTTTATCATAATTTTCACCAAGTTTAATGGCTTCATCAATTACGTTGTCTCTGAAGTACGGTCTTTTTTTGAGATGCCGAAGTTGCGACCTTGACATCTTGTGTCGTTCAATAACATACTGCGCTTCATCCATATTATTGGAATCAGGGTCAGGATAGAAATTCCACACAGAAACATGATTGATTTGTGGTATTGTTTTAAACATCGGGTCATAATTACCATCCTCATCCCAATTTGGGTACTCTTTATTTACAGCAAATGGACCTTTTAATACGCCTGTACCAAATAGTGCCATCTCAAACGAACTACTACGCATGTGTTTATTAGCACCCGATTCCTGCAACTGGTCATGTATTTTCTTTTCCATTTGCTTTGCAGCAATCATTGCAGGACTAAACGTAATTGATGTAGGAGATTTACCAACACCTTCACGTAAGTTTTCTACATCTGCTAATTTATTTTCTAAAGGTCCTAATTTGTTTAATAAACTTGATTCTGTTGCACCCGGTTCTAAATCTACACCATCGCCTTTAAAACCATAAGGACTATTATAATTAGAATCTATTAACTCTTTAGGTAATTGAGGGTCAAAGTTAACATCTGCTACAACACCATCTGGTAATTCTGTAGGGTCAATCGTAATTGGAAATTTATTGTTTGCAAACAGTACATCAACAATTTGACCATAAGCTGCTAATGTTTTAGTTTTAGTTACTTTTACAAATACTCTTGACTTTTCAGTCTCATTAAACTGTACATCAGGTCCGTATAAACCACGATAATTTCTATATGCTTGTAACCAGCGTTGCTCATCTTGATAACGATAATCTTCAGACTTTTTAAATCTACCCTCAACGTAATTAACTATTGAATTAATATCTACATCAGTTTCTGTGCTGTTATCAGAATCTTCAAGAGATATACCTTCTTCTTCAAGCATTACATTTTCTTCTTCATTCATACTCTTGTCCTTAATATCCAAAGGTTGAATCTGCTACTTGCATACCACCACCCGGTTTTCCATGTGGGTCATAATCAAATATACTAAAACGTGGTCGTGACATTATACCATATCTCATCGCATCGTACAAGTGGTCTTCCGCAGTCGTGTCAATATCTTCTGGATTTTTCTTGTCAATTGGCAAGGCAGGTAACTGTGCGATAATGTTTGTACAACTACTAAAGAAAACAAGTCTAGGCTCTTCCGTATATTCATCTACTTGTAGTCGTCTGTGTATTTCGTTTTTACCAGCAACACGACTACCTCTACTTATATCTGATGGTCGCCATCTGCAACCCTTTTGTATCATTTGCTCTGCAAGGCTAGGACCAGTATCACCACGCTTATGCCAAAGAGAACTGTCAAGAACACCATACTTAATATTGCCATCCCCAGCCTCTAAGTCTAGTATCATATCTGCTAAGTCAGTTGCGAGTACTTTAGAGGTATATAGTTCTCTGTAAACAATTAGTTGCTCACTTGGACTAACAGCAAACCAAACCACGCCACTATATGAACCATAACCATAATCACATGCTCTAAACTTAACCCAGTTGTTAGGTATATCAAAAGGCTCAACAACATGGATATCACGATTAAATTCAGTAAATGCTGCACCCTCTTTAATATCCCAGTCACCTTCCAAGAGTTGTCGTCTTTGTTGCTCTGGTAGTGACAGAAGCATTGCTTCGTAGTCACCTGATTCGGATAGGTAAGGATTGTCAGTAAGTCTCGCTGGGATAAATCTCCTTTTAAACAAAGACTTTCCTGCCTTTGAGTGTCCAGCAGGATATCGCAACACTTCGTTAGTTTCAATGTCTGTTGCATCAAATGCTTTGTCATATGGTGCAGGGTCAATAAACATTTTCTTCACCCAGTGATGTCCTCTTCCCCCGGGGTTAGTTGTAGCCCTCATATAGATAGGCAAGTCAGGGGCAGTGGACCTCAGACGAGAACGCATGTAATTCCATGCATAAGGTGACTGCCACTGTGTTAACTCGTCAAAGCCTATCCAGCTAAACGCTAGACCCTGATAGCGAAGAACGTCATCATCTCTATCAAGATAAGACATCCACAGTCTCGCACCAGAAGGGGCAGTCCACTGCATCTTACGTTCTGACCATTTTATACCCGGCCATATTTTTGGGTACAACTCTTGTGACTTAAATATAAGTTCACGAAGTTCCTCTGTTGTATGTCGTAACAGCAATCCACTAAATGCTGGATGCCCCATATAACGTAGTGGGTCTGCTAACATGGCGTAGGACTTACCACCACCTGCTGAACCACCATATAGTACTTCACGTTCCCCTGCAGCTAGAAAGTCTGTCTGTGGTCCGGGGTTTGGTTTAAATAAGACATTAGCGTGTTCCTCTTCTTGAAACTCATCTAAGTCAATGTCTTTAATTTCAACCGTTGGCTTTTGCGCCTGTTCTTTCTTCTTCAAGGGCTTTCGCTTTGGCGATTGCCTTTTCCGCATATTCTGCCCACTTGCGGATGCTTGCAACTTGGTTCTTACGCTGTCGCTCATTCTGTAACCGTTTCCTTAATCCTACGTGAGATATGTATCTGCCAGAGTTTGTACTTAACCAATTAGCTACCTCACGATAGCTGTATTGATTTACGTGTTGTCTAGCCTTTTCTAATAAATCTAATTCAGTTGGTATGGGGTCAAGAATGTCAGGGTCTTCTTCATTTAACTTATATCCGAATGGTACAGTACGTGCAATGCGTGGTATCTGTACCCACTCGTTCTCTTCTTTTATATCTGTCGGTTGTGGAAGTTTCCACTTGCCTATACTACGTGTCATTTTTCTTTTTACGATTGTCTACAACTTTTACAGGATTTACATACTTTTTAGTTGCTAATCCTCCACTACTATAAAAATAATCACGCACATAAGAACGCAAAGTATCAATACCACCGGGACCAGTAGATTGCCCTTTAATAAAAGAAAGTTCATCTTTTCCAAAGCGTGTTAAAATTTTAGGTCCAAACTCTTTTAAAATTGCAGCTTTAGTCATCTTAGATACGGGGTCTTTTTCATTTGCCATTATTCATCGTCCTCACTTGTTGCTTTAGGTGGCATGAGCATAACACCGCCACTAGATTCCACTTGCATTTTTTCTGTCTTCACCAAACCTGAACGGTCTAGTAATTCTTTTGCTGCTGCCATCTTATCACGTATACCTAATTCTGTTGGGTCATACAGCGCACCTGTCATAGCCATTGCTGCCTTTGGTGCATTACGTGCCATGTACATAGATGTAGCTTCTAGTATCTCATCCTTCAGTCCTTTTACAATATCTGTAGTAGGTGTGTTGGGAGCATACCCAGCAATCTTCTTTGCTTGTACGACATCACCACCAGCTTCTTCAAAGAGAACTGCAAGAAACTTTTTTTGTCTGTCATTTAATTGTCGTGTCACTTCATTTCTCCTGTTGCCATAGCATGGGCTAAACGTGTGGCACGTCCTTTTACTTGTCTTGCCCATCTGCTATCAAGCATTTCTTTTGCGGCAGTCTTGAAGTCATTGTCATGTATAGCTGCCCACATGTTCTTGAACTTCTTTAATCTTGGTACACCCATGTTAAATGCCATGTCCATTACTACAAGTTGACGTACACTGTCTAAGCTATCCACGCAAGGATGCGCTCGGCATAGTTCTTCTTCGACAATCTGTACGTCATTCGTTGCTAAATAAACCGCATCTTCTTTTGTAATGCCATGCTCGTATACAACATCCATATTTGGAATATCCATATGGTCAAGTTCTGCTTTACTAATGCCACGGTCTTTTAGGTTTCTTCCGATGCCGATTGTATCAATGCCTAGCGTATCTTGGTACACTGTCAGCACAAGACCTTCTCCATCAATCAGCTTCTTTATAAAGATTTCTCTATCGTACTTCATTTCTTTTCACTACCTAACCAAACTGCAAATGCACCTGTCATTGCACCACTAACTACAGATATCATTGCACTCTGTTGTGTGCTAATATCATCTAATGAAATGCCCCACTCAATCACTCGTATATACATTATTGTCATTACAAGCATCATTAATCGTGGTAGAATCTTGTACTCTAATATCGTCTTTGCAGCCATTGTTATTTCTTTCCGAAGAATTTCGTTGCGCTACGTACTCCAAAAGAAGCAGCCACAATAATGCCAAGACTATACTGATACCACTGAGGCATTGCTTCCAACTGGGCAAAACCATTTGCTACTACCTCTTCCATTCCCGGTATGAATGCTAAGATTAATGGAATACTAAATAAAATGGTAAGCCACTCGTCTTTCCACGAAGACTGACTACCTTTAGCCATCTCCAAATCCCAATCAATTTCACCTGTAGCTTTCTTCTGCATTACTACAGCTTCAGCTTGTGCCTTGGCTACCTTAGTAGCTGACTGTGCTTTCTTCTCTTCTACCTTACCTTGTAACCATGTACCAGCTAAATCTGCTACAGGTCCTATCAGCATATTAAGCACGTCTAAACCTCGCTGTTTTCTTTGCAATTGACTTTGGTTGCCTCACAAACTGTTTTCCCTGCTTTGTTCCTTGGCGTTTCGCTCGTGATGTTGCCGCATACTCCGCAGATGTAAGGCTCTTTATCGCTGAAGTAGGAAGGTATCTTTCTCCAGTTTCTGCTGATGGTTTTCCAGATTTGGTTCTCCACTTTTGTTTTGTCCATGACTTTAAACTCTTTTGTGATTTTGCTAGTGACATTATAAACCTTTCAAGAAAAGAGCAAACCAGACTACTAAAGCTAAACCACCTAATCCTACAATAATAAGTATAGTAAGTAATATACCTTCTATTATCTGCTTTTTTCTTTTACGTGCTTGTGCCTCTTCTTCTCTTCTTTGCTTTCTCATCTTGGCTTGGAATGCTACCCAATCATCCCACAAATGATGTCTACCATATAACATCATCAGTTCTTTAAGTTCATGCTCTTGTTCTCTTATCTTTTCAAGTGCCATAAACTCGTCTAAATCATTTGCACCTTTACCTTTGAAAGCTGACCAGAAAGAATTTTTCTTTTTACTACCTTGCTTCTCTAACTTTTCTTTAATTCCAATGTATTCACCAATACTGTGTGCAGCACTAGCTAAATCTTTTCCGTTCATTACGGTTTGTTTTATAACACCAAATGCAGCATTGGCTGCGGCTAGTTCTGCTAACATGTGTCTCCCCTTTCACGTGTAGCATTTTATTTGTACCCACCGCCTTTTGCTTTATATTGCTTGGCTAACATCTGGGCCTTTCTTGCTGACCATTGACCAGCACCGCCACCAGCAGTACCAGCTTTTATTTTATTAAATAAGTTCTTTCTCATTGTGGGCTTAGTATAGTTACCAGCTTCGTTAACTCTTGATTTGCTCTGTGTCGTACCGCCTTGCGAAAGGCTAACCTTTCTAGTCGGTTTCTTTTTCTTTGCAGTTTGTGAGGTTTTTTTTTGTAGAGACACGTGCCATCTCCTATCTCCCTACCTTGATGGGTCATAAAATTCTTCAGCAGCTACAAGTGCAGTTAATTGATTTGCACTATCAGCCGCTATTATTATTTTATCTTCTGCGTGTAAAAATAAAGGAGTAGTATTTGTAAATACATTCTCAAAATCTTTACCTGTTACTGGATGAGATGTAAATAAAGTATGTGTGGTGTTAGTTAACTTTTCATATATTTTTAGTGTATAATCTTCATTAGATGAATTAGTATTACTAATCATAAGATTATAAACATGAGATGAAAAGTTTTTTGGAACAACATATACATCTGTATCTGATGTGGTAGTTAGGTCAGTAGTTTGTGTAACAAATTTTGAACCATCTTGTGTTCTAGGCATTACTTTATCCTAACCTTATCAATACAGATAACTGACCACTTGTGCAGTTTTACATTCCACCTGCCAAGTAGTCTAGCTATCTTCAAAAACAGATGACTTAAAAATGTCCAATAAGCATCTACTATAATATTCTTTAAGTCAGACATTACTTTTTCTTTGCTACGCCACCACGCATCATTTTCTTTTTAGCCATCTTAGCCATGCCACCACCACGCATCTTCTTTTGTGCAACACCGCCACGCATCATTTTCTTTTTAGCTACTTTTGTTTTACCCATTGCCATTACGTAATCTCCTTCTATCAAGAACCAAGGCTTCATATGTTTCATCAGGAAAATGTTTATAGTATCCTGACTTCTCTAAACTCAGTGCAGCATCATCTAACACTGACAAACGCTGCACAAAAACCATGCAGTATTCTAAATCACTACTAGTTATACCATCTTCTTCTAAAAAGTCAAGCCCTGCATCACTAGCATCAAACTCTGGATGAAACACCATCAGGTGTAAATCTATACCTGCTAGGCTTAGTGCTTCATTCATGCCATCACAAAAACCATCTAGGTATTCCATGCTTGGCATGTCTTCGTCAGCCCATACAACTATGTCGTAATCATGGCTATCAAATATCTGTATCTCTGCACGTAGACCTTCAAGACCTGTGTTAACACTAAAAATTACCTGATTATCTGCCCACGCTTTAGCTGCGTATGGACATGGTGGTAATCCGTTTAACTTTACGTTTGGTATTTCAAGAAAGTTGTGTGACCAATTACGTATGTCTTGTTCTATTGGGTGCATTAGTTCCCAGTGATTTTATTAAATGCTTCTGGGCTTTTAGCTTTCAATGCTTTTAGACCGGGGTTCATTGTAACTGAACCACCTGCTGCGTACATATGCTTCTTACCATATGCCATACCACCTTCAGCCATTTGTGCTTTAGCAAGTTTTTTGGCATCCTTCTTTTTCATAGTACCTACACCAATTGAAACAACCATTACATCTTTGTCTTTATTTTTCTTTTTCATTAATGCACCTTTACTAGCCTGTACAGTTTCTTCAGGATTTGCTACCTTGGCTTTAGCATTCTTTACTTCTTGTGGTGTGTAATCTTTTGGTGATTCAAGAATTGTTCTAGCTTTTGAAAGAGACATGTTAGCCATTAGTATTTTCCTTTTCTTGATTTAGGGCTAGACTTTGTAGAACCACCCTTGCCCTTCCACAAAAATCTACATGACCAATATCGTGCTGTCAGTTTATCTGTAGCTGTATCACAGTTATGTCTAGCACGAAATGATTTACGTGCAGCATCACTATAATTGTGACCATAACCTTTAGCACCAAAGTGTATTAACTTTACTTTGTCACCATCCTTTGCCAATACCATATATTTCTTACCTTCACGATTAGAAGGCTTTGGTTTATTATACCCAGAAAATGTTATGCCACGATATTCTATTGACATTAGATACCTCTATCATACTCACATTTAAAACTGTACGTATGCCCACCACTAAATATTACATCTACATCATCTACTATTTCAGTAGCACGTGCCTTGCATTCTTCTCTAGTATTATATGGTCCATAACTGTCTTCAAGTAATACACAACTACCCACATACATTGAACACGCCATTACCCAAGTAGTAAACATTTTATCACACTATACATCATCAGTATCCTTCCAGCCTTCAGCTTTCATAGCTTTCTCTACATGCTCTAGGGTAAACTTACGACCATAGTATGCTTCTACTGCTGCTCTTACATAGAATACATCACTATGTGGTATATGTAAATCACGTAATGTGTTATTCTTTATACCATCATAAAATGCTTCAAGCACATTATCTGTATATAGTTTTACAGATTTCTTCTTATTTGTCAAGAGTAAATTCCTATTTTGTACATATATCTTTCAGATAGCTATATTTAATGTTACATTTAATGTCTTTAACAAGATTGTTTCTTTTATTTAATGTTATTATTTAATGTATCTTACTTTTTTTAAAGAACATTTAATGTTTTTATTTAATATAGAAGTTATACCACAGAATAGGGTATGCTGTCAACCCCTAAAATGCATTAGTTGTTTATTTTGTGTGTCAGAAATATGACCTACCATATATATGGTTTATCAGTTACCCTTGTGGTTAACACTTAATATTCCTAATCTGTGTATTTCTGTGTATACGTAACGTATGGAGGGGGGGTGGCATCCTGCCCTACCCTTTGATTTTAAAAGAATATTATGTTTTATTCCAGAAAATGAGCAATTAATGTAATCAATATCTATCTAATGCATTGTTTTTATTATGTTTTATTATTTATAGTCAATTGTTATGTTATCAATTGCCCCTAAAATGTATATTGTAAAAAGTTACAAAAATAAAACTGTAAAGAATTACAGAAAGTGGGTGCATATAATTTGCTATTGATAATCATTATCAAAAAATACCCCATCCCCTATCACAAATTTTGCACCCTATCCCCTACAAAAAATATCAACACTATATAATGCAGAAAAACAATCCCAACAAATATCAATACAAAATAAAAAAAGATTCTTTTTAATTCAATAACTTAACAACAAAATTAAAAAATAATTAAAAAAATACTTTACTTTGTTTTTTATTTAATGCTAAGATTATAACGTAAGACATTTTTAAGAAGACCATAAACGAGATTATGGTTAATTGACAACTCAACAAACACCTTTGAGAAAATGTTTTATAAAACTGGATGAACGCCAAGGCAACTATTCAGTATAATAAAAACTAAAAAATAATACTTGACTAAAACAAAATAATAATAGACTATAATAAAGGAAACAAAAACAAATAAAGGAATAAAAAACCAGATACAAAAATTATACTAGGTTACTATCACCAGTAATAGGCAAGGACTAGCCATAAACGATAGCGTGTGCATCGGAAGTGCCATGTGAGGGAAAGCCAAAGACACTATAAGTGCGCCTTAATACCTGCTATACTGTAACGCTATTGCACCTAGTTAGCCAATAGGTGAGGTCGAAGTGAGATAGTATTCAGTATAGTGGACAGAACGCTTGGACAAGGGTGGAGTGTATCTAAATGCAGCATAGTTGCGTCTAGAGTATGCCATGCACAAATCCCTTGTTTTTTATCTTGTGTTGGGTATATTCTTATGATAGGGTGTATCCTATACAGAATAAAACAAAAGGTGAGAAAATGAGCAATTATAATTTACTAGGTGTTGGTAACAATGCCAAAACTATCAAGGGTGATGGTTCAGAATACTTGACAGCTATTATGTATCTATCACCAGCGGATAAAGTTGAGGGTGTTAATTTATGCCCTATGGCAGTATTGGCAGGATGTAAAGAGCCTTGTCTTGACGAAGCAGGACGTGGACAGATGAACGTGGTTCAACGTGGTAGGATGCGTAAAACTGTATTATGGCGAGATTTTCCAGAAGTTTTTCTGGCACAATTACACGAGGATTTACGCAAGTTTCAGACGTATTGCTTAAAACGTGGTATTACACCTTGTGTAAGACTGAATGGTACTAGTGATATCAGATGGGAAAAACATATTGACATGGAAAAAGATTATCCAGATATCCAGTTTTATGACTATACAAAAGATGTAAAAAGGGTACGTAAAAAACTACCTAAAAATTACCACTTGACATTATCTTACAGTAGAGCGACTATCAGATACAGTGCAATGGTATTAGATGAGATGAGAGACAGAAAAACAAATAATATGGCAGTAGTATTCAGACACAAGCACCAGATACCAAAGAAATTTATGGGGTTTGATGTAGTGGATGGGGATAAAGATGACCTAAGATTTTTAGACCCCAAGGGTGTTGTAGTTGCCTTGTATGCAAAAGGTAAAGCAAGGTATGACAATACAGGATTTGTAATTGACGCATAAAGTTACTAGTCGAATGAGTATAAACATGGTTAAGCCTATATACGACTATAAACAAGACGTAGGTAGCTTTGATAGTGGCTTCACAAGAAAACTATCACTAACTCAAACAGCATAGAAAAGGAGAAATATTATGCTATTCAAAACTAAAACTGTAAATGTAAAAGCAATCATTCGCAATCCAATTGGTGTAGATAATCTACAATTTCGTAGAACGACTAGCCGATACAAAAGGAAGGGTACATTCTCAAGCAACAAGGGTTACTTGCAAGTATCACGTGATGCAGTAACTGGTCAGTTTGTATCTCGTCAAAGTGCGTAGGATAAATCCAATAGCTAGGGCAATGTTGCAAACAAGACGTAGGCAATCTGCCCTAGTTAAACCAAACAAGAAAGGCAAGGGAAGTTATGCAAGGCAGGACGATAAAAAACTTTCAAAAGATACACGTCAAGAAATTGACTAGAGGTAAGCAACCTGAGTGGAAAAATTTGCGTAAAGCAAATCGTAAAGCTAAACAACAAATACAGGAGAGATTCTATGGATAACTTTATACATTGGTATTATGACCCAGAATGTGAAGTATTTTTTAAAGACTTGCTAAAAGAGATAAACGAGAAATCAGAAGGGTATTATTCTTCACCTACAAATTGGCAGGATAGCTGTTACTGGAATGATACTTGTGGTTCTGTTTGTTTTAACTACGATAATGATTCAGAAACGTATGTACAGCTATGGGCATTTCATAATAATGATGAAGCAAAGCGTGAGGATATGATGAGATATGCTATTGTAGGATATATAAAAGGTGAAGAAATAAAAGAACTATTTTATACTACAGATGACAGGCAAGAAGCTATAAAACAAAGTTTGGAAAGTGTATCTGCACTATTAACATTAGTATAGGAGTGAAAACACATGAATGTATTAAGTGTATTTGATGGGTGTGCTATGTCATATGTAGCACTCAAGAGACTAGGCATACCTGTAACCAACTATTATGCTAGTGAGATAGACAAGTATGCTATCAATGTAGCCAAGGCAAATCATCCTGACATTATACACTTGGGTGATGTACAAGATATATCCTTCAAAGAAGGTGACATTGACCTACTTGTTGGGGGTAGCCCTTGTCAGGGATTTAGCTTTGCAGGGAGACAATTAAATTTTGATGACCCACGTAGTAAGTTATTCTTTGAGTATGTGCGTATTCTAAAAGAGTGTAAGCCCAAGTATTTCTTGCTTGAGAATGTACGCATGAAGCAAGAGTATCAGGACGTGATATCTGATGCACTAGGTGTACAACCTATCGCTATCAACAGTAGGCTATTGTCTGCACAGAATAGACAGCGTTTGTATTGGACAAACATACCTGACATACAACAGCCAGAGGACAAAGGTATTGTGCTACAAGATATACTAGAGGATGGATTTGTAGACAGAGACAAGTCACATTGCTTGGATGCCAACTACTTCAAGGGTGGCAATCTCAAGACATACTTTGAGAAGCATCGTAGACAGTTAGTGTTCAGCAAGGATGGTTTATGTCATGTCGGAGATGCTGACATCAATGGCAATGAGACTATCAAACGTGTTTATCACCCACTAGGTAAAGCACCTACTCTCACCACGATGGGTGGTGGACACAGAGAACCTAAAGTCTTATGTGGTGCATGGCGAGGCAGATACACAGTCAATGGTGTTAGACAAGACCACAAGCACAAGGTGGCAGGTATGACTACACAACGACTAGAGGTACGCACAGATGGCAAGACTAATAGTCTGACCACAGTACAGAAGGACAACGTGGCAGTAGACATATCAGAGTTACAATGGCGAAAGCTATCGCCTCTTGAGTGCGAAAGATTGCAGACACTACCAGACAACTACACGAACCATGTAAGTAACACGCAACGATACAAGATGCTAGGCAATGGCTTTACAGTTGACGTGATAGCACACATATTGAAAGGAGTTGAAGTATGAAACAACTTGAATTACCAATAGACCACACACCACATCTTAACTATGTAGCACATCAGTTAGCTAAAGAGTTACAAGAGGTACATGGGTACAAAAGTTATGACCACGCATATGAAAGTGCTTGGAATTTATTAGAATTTTTTAGAGAAGAGGAGAATGAAGATGGCACTAATAGTCAGTGAAGAATATAATCACTTACCACAAGATTATATCAGAGAATGTTTAGGTTTGTTACCCCATTGGGTACAAGAATATAATATGCTAGGTGAAACAAATCTTGTAGAATTTATGAGTAACAAATACTTTGGACTATCCTTGTACAAATTTAAAGGTACAGTTTTAGAGGATGGTACATATAGAAATGTTGTAGAAGATGAAGATGGTACATGGAATGAGGACATGAAAGCTGTTGCGTATATGAATACAGCAGATGGAATAGTATATTTCTATGATACAGGTGGTGTGATAGGTTTACCTACACCTGATGGATACTTTGTAACAAGGATGGATTAAATGAGAACATATAAATATGTATCACACTATGACATAGAAGCATACAAACGTATGGGATGGGTAGTTATAAAGCAGCTACACGCACATCATGGTACTCATGGTGTATTGATGGAGAAATTAAATGATTAAAAAGATACTTACATTCTGGATGAACAAGGATGAGATGCAAGACCCAAGCATGGATAACGTGTTACGATTTGCTATCATGTTTGTGTTTGCTTGTGGTGCATACGTAGTTGTGATAGAGTTATTGAAGAAAGGAATATGTGAATGCTAAAGTTATATAATATGATTATGGATGATGCCAAAAATCCATTGTCCAATGTGCCTGATATCAACACAAGGCACATGGTGATGCAAGTTTTAGCGTGGATGTGGTGCATCATATTCAGTATGTCACTAGGCTCTATAGTAGCCTTTGGCATAAGTGCTGTAGCACATACACTATTACTGGCAGGATTGTTTATTACTGTCGGTGTATTTCAAACAGCCAAGCGTAAGCCACAATATTTCGGTGGACTAGGTAGAGGATATGGGGGTGAGCATGAATGAAGAACTATTAGATATTGTAGATTCACTTGAGAGATGTTATGATTCATGGCGAGAGCAAGTGACAGGTATATTAGATGAAGAAGATACAGATATTATAAAGGAGAAACACAATGAAAATAACCTTTGAGGATAGAATGAAATTGCTTAAAGCACATAACAATCTAAACAGCATACTTACTATGGTGTGTGAGTGCCATGATATGTATATGTCTGATATAGGGAAACTAGAACAAGCAGTTGGTGAATTACAAAATATGTTTGGTTTTGAACCACCAACAGATAAAGAAGGTAACAAACAATATTATATGACAGATTGGGTGCTTAAAGATGATAACAGTAAGAATTGAAACAGAATCTGAAGAAGAAATGGACAGGAGAATACAAATGTTTTATGATACATATCCCCCGATGGGATACATGACTTCAATAGATAAGTCATACTATGATGAACGTAGGGCTGTATATGTAGCAGAGATGTCAAGGTTAAATAGTTGTGATTGAAGCAGAGTTTATTATATTATTATATCTTTTTATTTGTTACTTATATAATTTGAGGTGTTAACATGAGAATAAAAACATTAGCTGATGAGTACATGAAATCTTTAGACTATACATCACTAAGAGAGAATACACGCAAACACTATGCACAAATGCTAAATAATATTTATTCAACCTTTGGTAATAAGAGTGTCAATAAATTGACTACCAAAGAATGTAAGTTAGCTTATGACGATTGGTGTGACAGAGGTGTATCACTAGCTAATCATGTACTAGGTGTAGCAAATGTCGTATTAAACTATGGTGTAAGGATGGAACACGTACAAACAAATCCTTTTGCAGCAATTAGGCGCAGAACTGTACGTAATAGACGTGTAGTATGGACTACAGACAATGTTAAACAGCTACTTGACTACGCATACAGTGATTTTAGGTGGCGTAACATTGGTCTAATTGCACAGATGGCATATGAATGGTGTCAACGTGTGGGTGATATGCGTATGCTGACATGGGATAGTATAGACTTTGATAATAAGAGATGTAACATTGAACAATCAAAGCGTAGAGCAGAGGTTTTTCTACCTATAAGTGAGGAACTGTTTGATATGTTGACAGAACAACATGATGATTTTGGCTTTCAAGAATTTGTAGTTCCTAGACCTAGACCAATAGCAGGTAAGTATCAACCATATACTATGTTCAAGTTATCTAAGTATGCCAAGATATTAATTTCTGAGGCAGGACTACCACAAGAATTAAGATTATCTGACTTACGTAGAACAGGTACGACAGAAATGGTTGAGGCTGGTGTCGGTATAGCACAAATCATGTCGGTTACTGGACACGCTAACCCACAGAGTGTGAAACCTTACATAAAAAATACATATGACAGTGCAAATTATGCCTTGACAGCACGTAAAAATCGTGATATATGAATATTAAATGCCGACAAGAAAGGAGATAATATATAATGTTAAAGATATTAAATGATATTAATGTTGGCATTGGTGAAACAGTTCGTACTAATTGTCCAGTGTGCAAAGGTTACAATACTTTTACAGTAACCAATGAGATGGGTAAATTAATGTGGAATTGTTATAAAGCAAGTTGCAGTGTTAAAGGTAATCAAAAGACACGTGTAACCTTAGAACAGTTTGTAAATAAAAAGGATAGTAAAAAAGAATTTGTTATGCCTGATTACATCGTGCCTCACAGAGATAGAGGACACGTCATTGATTTCCTACATAGGTGGGATATCATGTGCGCTTTGGGTGGTGTACTATATGATGTCAGAGAAGATAGAATTGTCTTTCCTGTAATGTATGATGGCATTCCTGTCGATGCTACTGGTAGAGCATTGGCAGCATGGCGACAACCTAAGTGGAAGCGATATGGTTTCTCTCCTTTCCCATATCGTTATGGCATAGGTGATGTTGCAGTAGTGGTTGAGGACTGTGTTAGTGCTGTAGTGGCAGGTAGTGTTAATGGTTTTGTTGGGGTTGCATTGCTTGGAACAAGTTTGTTTGAAACTCACAAACAGATACTATCACAGTTCTCGACTGTACTTGTAGCGTTAGACCCTGACGCAATAACAAAAGGTGTTAAGATTAGTAAAGAGATACCCAACTCTAAAGTTATTAACATAACTAATGATTTGAAATACAAAGTAAAGGACGATATTGAAATGATGAAAAGATTAGGTGGTGTGTAGTGGAACAGATATTATTACGCACCTTAATGATTAAAGATTTCTACGATAATAATCGTGGAGAAAGATGTCCTGATAGTTTATTCAGTACAGATGGTAAGAAGATAAAGAAAACTATTGATGAGATGATTACACGATACAGTCGTGACATATCACCTGATGAAGTTGAATCTTATTTTATATCTTCTAACCCATCGCTTACTTCAGCGCAGTTACATCAGTATCAAGCTATGTTTCATTCAATTAAGAGTGAACATCCAATGGGTACAGACGTAGCAAACGATGTGCTTTCCAAGCTGTTTCGTAAGCATGTAGGGGATGAACTAGTTAATGTGGCAGTAGACTTAACAAATGGTGATATCACCACTCTACAGCCCTTAAAAGACATGCTAGATAGGTACAATGAAGACTTCACACCTACTACTAATGTAGAATGGGAAGACATATCTTTTGAAACTATAATGAATATGATGGAAGAAGATTCTAAATGGAAGTTTAACTTGCCTACACTAGCACAAGTCGTTCCCGGAATAAACTCAGGACAACTAATTGAGGTAGGTGCTAGACCTAATACAGGTAAAACATCCTTCCATGCAAGTATGTTAGCAGGTCCGGGGGGATTTGTTGAGCAGGGTGCTAAGTGTATGGTTCTTTGTAATGAGGAAGCATACAATCGTGTAGTCAACAGATACTTGACTTGCATATCAAACATGTCTGAAGCAGAGATTAAACGCAATCCTGTGGAAGCTAAACGCAGATACAAACCAATGATGGAGCAACTATTAGTCAAAGATTCGACAGGAAAGAACATGGATTGGGTTGAGGGTGTTTGCAAAACTTATAAGCCAGACATTGTAGTACTTGATATGGGTGATAAGTTTGCCAAGATGTATGGCTACTCACGACAGGATGAAGCACTCAAAGCTAACGTAATACATGCACGACAAATAGGAAAGGAGTATGGTTGTGCAATATTTTATATGTCTCAGCTATCTGCTGAAGCAGAGGGTAAGACAATACTTAATCAGAGTATGATGGAAGGTTCTAAGACAGGTAAAGCTGCAGAAGCAGACTTGATGATACTGGTTGCACGTAATCCTGATGTAGGGGATAACACAAACACAAGTCAAGAAGACCCACAGAGACACCTTAACATTGTGAAAAATAAACTAACAGGGTGGCATGGTAGATTAATATGTAACCTAGACCACGAAAGAGCGAGGTATAAAGTATGATAACATTATTAGGAGTATTAGTTGTAGCTATGTTTAGTAACGAGAATGCTAAATTTATAGAAACAGTAAATGAAAACAGAGACAATGGTTACAAGTGGGAGTATGTAGGTAAGCAGGATGTAGTTGACTACTCACTATCTCTACCACTGAATGACAAAATATATTTTAAGCATGTTGAAAAGTAAAATTATGGAAGAATATTACGAATGTAATAACTGTGGTGTTGAGCAACCAGTGGAAAACTTTCAATCAATGTCATCAGGAGAAGTAAAAAGAAAGTGTAATTCTTGTGCAAATGGACAAAGTGGTGTAATAAGAAAACTAAGATTGGAAAACCCATATCCTTATCCCGGTGATTCTATTGGATTTCCTAACTGGTTTTATAAAAATAAAAAACATAGGTACATTGATGCACCAAATTATAAGTGTCCTATATGTGAAATAACTATGCAAGAACTTGTTAAAAGAAAACAAAAAAAACTAGGGGTTTGGGTGCTAGACCATTGCCATGAAACTGAAACATTTAGAGGCTGGGTATGTCACCTGTGTAACATGAGTATGGGTGGGTTAAAAGATAACCCCAATAAGTTATTACGTGCGTTTAAGTATCTTGAAAATCACAAGGTTAAACAAACCAAGTTTGATAGATATACTAAAGAAGATATTAAAGATTTAGAAGAGCAATTAGTAGAGGAAATAAAATTAAAAAAAGAATGTGATAAAAGGAATGACCATAAGTTACAATATTCAAACAGACACAGGCGAGAGGTGGAAAGAATAAAAAAACTAATACATCTAATACAATACTGTGATTTAGTTGAAGATTATAATGATGGTTTAGTTTTAATAGATGAAAAATTTGTTGTCAGTTTATCAGATAATAATTGGAGAATAGCAGGTAAGAGCAAGTGGTATAGACACAAAAATAATATAGACCATTTTATTTACAACTATATTTATAAGGATGTAAAACATGAAGCTAACGCTAGACATTGAAACAAATACTACAACAAGGGATGGCAAGAATCATCTTGACCCATTTGAACCTGATAACTCACTGGTTGTTGTGGGTATAATGACAGACACAGGTGACAAAGTATGCTATACATTTGACCATCCAGAATCTGATGGCACAGACAATCATGCAAATGTCCAAGCATATCTTGATAAAGCTACTGTATTGATATGTCACAATGCAGCATATGAACTTGCTTGGTTGTGGGAGTGTGGCTTTAAATATGAAGGACCTGTCTGGGATACAATGTTAGTAGAGTATGTGTTAAGACGTGGACAAAAGGATGGCAGTCTATCCTTGGGTGCATGTGCTGATAAGTATGACTTAACACGTAAGCTAGGTACATTGAAAGAGTATTATGATAAGGGTTGTAATACAAATGACATACCTCTTGATGAGTTATCAGAGTATTGTATGACTGATGTTAAAGCTACACAAGAGTTATCGGATTTACAATGGAAGAAGTTAAACACTGTAACTTATGCATCTCTAATGCCAACAGTTGATTTAACTAATTCTTTATGTAATGTTCTAGCTGATACCTATAGGAATGGTATTAAGGTAGACTTAGAAATATTAGATGAAGTTAGAAAGGAGTTTGAAAATGAACAGAAAAACCTGAAGCAGGAACTGGATAAAGATATACAACAGTTAATGGGGGATACTAAGGTTAATCTAAGTAGTCCTGAACAATTATCTTGGGTTGTGTACTCAAGGAAGCCACGAGATAAAAACTTGTGGGCTAACTCTTACAACGAATACATGAAGGACAGAGAGTGGCGTGACTTAATCACAAGGCAGACTGATATAGTTCTGCAGACAGTAGCTGAGAAGTGTAAAGTATGTAATGGTACAGGGTATATACGTAAGACTAAGAAGGATGGTACACCCTATGCTAAAGATAATAAATGTATTGACTGTAAATCAGAAGGATTTATTTACAAGAATACAAATAAGATTGCAGGTCTAAAGTTTACTGCACCATCAGCTAAGTGGGCTAGTGCAAATGGTTTTAGTACAGGTAAGGATAATCTTAAACACTTACAAGCAGAAGCTAAATCAAAGGGTATGACACAAGCTGAATCATTCTTGTCTAAAGTTATTAGACTTAGTGCTGTTGAATCTTATATATCAACTTATGTAAAAGGTATTCAAACATTTACTAAACCAGATGGTAAGTTGCATGTAAGTTTATTACAACATAGAACAGCAACAGGTAGACTATCAGGTTCTAATCCTAACATGCAGAACATGCCACGTGGTGGTACGTTTCCTGTTAAGAAAGTATTTGTATCTCGTTGGGATAATGGAAAGATAATGGAAGCTGACTTTGCACAGTTAGAGTTTCGTGTAGCAGCATTCCTTTCACAAGATGGAGTAGCAATTGAAGAAGTTAGAACAGGTTTTGATGTCCATAGTTATACTGCCCAAGTTATTAGTGACGCAGGTCAGAAGACTAGTCGCCAAGAAGCAAAAGCACATACATTCGCACCACTTTATGGAGCAACAGGATATGGACGCACGTCTGCTGAAGCTGCATATTATGAACACTTCACAGACAAGTACGAGAAAATCGGGGTATGGCACTCCAGATTGGCTGAAGAGGCTTTGACTAACAGGTGTATTACAATACCATCAGGTAGACAGTATGCTTTTCCTGATGTACAACGAAGAACTAATGGTGGAGTAACATACTTTACTAACATAAAGAACTATCCTGTACAGGGATTTGCTACAGCAGACATTGTGCCAGTAGCTATGATACATATACACAAGTTATTAAGTAACTTCAAGTCCTGTATTGTAAATACTGTACATGATAGTATAGTAATTGACATACACCCTGATGAAGAGAAAGGAGTAATAGAAGTAATTAATCAGACTAATAGAGATTTAACAGATTTAATAAATAGTAAGTGGTCATTAGACTTTAATGTTCCACTATTATTAGAGGCAAAAATAGGTCCGAATTGGCTTGACACCAAGGATGTTTTGTGATATAACTACCACTCTTTTACAGTATAGGAGATAAAATTTATGAGTGAATTAGCAGTAATAAATACAAATGATTATGCAGCAATGGCTAAGATGATGGGCATTGCATATGATACTAATAAAGAAAAGTCTACTCTTGCTAGACTTAAAGTAAACAAAGCACCTATCATGGGTGAGACAGAAGTTAATGGTAAGATTGCCAAGGTAGAAATACTTCCCGGTGGTTCTTTTGAAATAGCAAATGGAAAAACTGTGTATGCAGAGAGTGTTATTGTGCGCCCATTCATACAGCGTTTCATGTATCAGAAGTATGATAGTGATGCTAAAAACTATGTTAAAACTTTGATGTCAGATACTTTTAATGTAGACTTAAAAGATAATATGGGTGGATTTAATTGTGGTAAACCATCAGGATATATAGAAGACTTCAATGCATTGCCTAAAGCTACCAAAGATTTGATAACTTCTATACAAAGATGTCGTGTTATATTTGGTGAGTTGTCTATGCCTGATGCAATAACAGAAGAAGGTGATACACATCCAATTGAGAACATGCCATTCATATGGGATATACATACCAAAGAAGGTTATAAGAACATTGGTTCTATATTCTCTAAGTTAAATACAATGAAGCGTCTACCAATGCAACATACAATTACTGTAACAAATGAAAGACGTGAAGTTCCACAAACATACTATGTTCCAGTGGCTGAGTTAGATGTTAATTCTAAGATTGAAATATCAGATGCTGACCAGCAACTATTTACAATGTTTATGGAACACATACAATCTCATAATGATTGGGTACTGTCTGAGTATAATAAAAATAACAAACCTGACGATGAAATACTAGATACTGACTTCGTTAGTGTTACAGATGTTGAGGATGCTTAATGAATCATAGAGCAGAGATAGCTTTACATCAGTATCTTGAGAAGGTTGTTAGTGGTAAGGGTGGCATATCAAAAGATGTGTCATCCCAAATCTCAAAGGATGTGTATGAAGCAGTAACAAAACAGTTTGGCACAAGTAAACCAAGAGAGTTTAAACTACGTATGTCTAATGTGGGTAGACCCTACTGCCAACTGTGGTTTGAAAAGAATAAACCTGAGACAGCATTGCCAAAGCCTACAACATTTGTTATGAATATGTTGCTTGGTGATATTGTTGAAGCAGTCTTTAAAGGTTTATTGAAGGAAGCAGGAGTTAACTATTATGATTCGGATGTTGTTAAGTTACCTGTTGGCACAGGCACTGTTAGTGGAACATATGATATTGTTATTGATGGTGCTGTTGATGACATAAAGTCTGCATCAGATTGGTCATTTAAACATAAGTTTGAATCATATGATACTTTAAAATCTGGTGATGCCTTTGGTTACATAGGACAACTAGCAGGTTATGCTAAAGCATCTGGTTTAAATGCAGGTGGTTGGTGGGTAATTAATAAAGCTAATGGTCAATTCAAATATGTTAAGGCAGACAACATAGACGTAGAAGAAGAATATAAAAAGATAAAACTTGTGCATGACAAACTAAAAACAAATCAGTTTGAAAGATGCTTTGAAGCAGAGGTTGAAACATTCAGAGGTAAACCTACTGGCAATAAAGTTTTAGGTACAACGTGTGGGTTCTGTGATTACAGGTATGCATGTTGGCCTACATTGCAGGAACTACCTGCAGTAAAATCTCAGGCTAAAGAACCTAAGATTATAAAGTATGTAGAACTCTCAGAGGAGTATAAATAATGGAAGAGTTAGAACACTTACAAGAACAAATACAAACAATGGAAGCTGAGTTAAAAGACTTGCGTAAGGAGTATCACGAAAAGAAACTTGCAGGTTTGCGTTCAGCAATTCAAGCAAGACAAGAAGCTGACAAATTAATTCAAGAAGAACTTCGCTCTATTGGATATAAGCAATTTAATAATGTTCCTATAAATATGTGGCGACACCTTGCCCAATCATAAACAGTTTAGAGCAGCTAGGAAGTATGGTTACAGAAGTGGGCTAGAACTTTCCAATTCGGAAAGACTTACTAAACTTAATATTAAATTTGAGTATGAGAGTATTAAGATTGAATGGGAAGACCTAGCCTACAGAACCTACACTCCTGATTTTATATTAGACAATGGTATAATTATTGAAACCAAAGGGATGTTTACTACTGTAGACAGACGTAAGCATCTTGCAATACAGAAGCAACACCCTAAGTTAGATATACGTTTTGTGTTTGAAAACAGCAGACGTAAACTACGCAAGGGTGCTAAGTCTACTTATGGCGAGTGGTGTGAAAAGTATGGCTTCAGATACTACGACAGGATTATACCAGAGGATTGGCTACAAGAGAAGGGTAAGAATAAACACAGTAAGTTCATTCCTTTTCCCTACAATAAAATACAGAGGAGAAAAAGATGAATGACAATGAAGATGAATTAATAATAACTAAAAGAGACTTTATGATATTAGTTACTCCTATTTTTGAAGACGAAAATTGGACAGGTAATGTTAATATAGATGTAGCATATCCTAAGAACCATGACTTGACAAAAGAAACATATCGTGGTATAGATTTCTTTATAAGAATGATGATAGGTTCTTTGAGTATTATGCAGGATAATGAAACTCTACGTGAAACTATGTATAATTATGTAGCTGAAGATTATCCTGATGAGTTTGAAGATTTGATTGAGGCTGTTGAAGATAATAAGAAGAGTGTTAAGATTGAGTATGGACAAGATAATGTAATCAATCTTACATTCAGTAGTGATACAGAAGGGAGTGCATAATGAGTGACCAGCTAAGACATGAAGAGTATATGAAACAAGCAATGGAACAATCAGATGTTATAAAAAATCCAAAGCATTATGAGCGTTATGCTATTGAACCTGTAGCGTTTATAATGAATAATGAGTTACCTTTTTGGATGGGTAATGTTATAAAGTACATAATGAGAGCAGGGTATAAGTCTAACACTGCTGAAATAACAGATTTAAATAAAGCAAAACGATACATTGACATGCGTATTAATCAGCTAGAAGGTCGTGAGCCAAATGCGAGTTAGGATTAGTGTTACAGTTGATGTAGACCCAGAAGAATTTCCTATGCCAGCCGATGGTTACATAGCAGAAGAAATAGAAGATTTATTTACTGGCATGATATATGATATGGAAGGTTTAAAACTAAGATACGTAAACGCTAAGATGGAGAACAAATAATGTTAAACAATTACTTACCAACAGACTACCAGAACTTTATAGCGTTATCACGTTACGCTAGATGGAAAGAAGATGAACAAAGACGTGAGACTTGGAGCGAGACAGTTGCACGTTACTTTGATTACATGACTAAACATCTCAAAGAAACATGTAACTTCACACTAGAAGATAAGTTACGTGCTGAATTAGAGGAAGCAGTGCTTGAGCAAAGAGTGATGCCAAGCATGAGGGCATTGATGACATCAGGACCTGCCTTAGATAGATGCCACGTAGGTGGATATAACTGTTCTTACGTACCTGTAGACAGCCCTAGAGCATTTGATGAGACAATGTACATCCTAATGTGTGGCACAGGTGTAGGCTTCTCTGTGGAGCGTAGCAATGTAGATAAGTTACCTGTAGTTAATGAAGAGTTTCATACCACAGACACAGTAATCAAGGTAGGTGACAGCAGACCGGGATGGGCAAAGTCTTTGAAAGAACTCATAGCTATGCTTTACTCAGGTCAAATACCTAAGTTTGATGTGTCAGAGGTACGTCCTGCAGGTGCAAGGCTAAAGACATTTGGTGGCAGAGCATCAGGACCTCAACCACTGATAGAGTTGTTTGAATTTTGTATTGAGAAGTTCAAGGGTGCATCAGGACGTAGGCTATATCCTATTGAATGTCACGACATCATGTGTAAAATTGGTGAGGTTGTAGTTGTAGGGGGAGTTAGACGCAGTGCATTGATTTCATTGTCTAATCTTAATGATGACCAGATGGCACATGCTAAGTCAGGTCAGTGGTGGGAGAATGAAGGACAACGTGCATTAGCTAATAACTCTGTTGCTTACAAAGAAAAGCCACAGATGGGTACATTCATGCGTGAATGGGTGTCACTATACGAATCAAAGTCAGGTGAGCGTGGTATTTTTAATCGTGCATCAGCAGTTAAACAGGCATCTAAGAATGGTAGACGTGATGCTGGTCATGCTTTCGGGTGTAACCCATGCAGTGAGATTATCCTACGTCCATATCAGTTCTGTAATCTATCTGAGGTAGTTGCACGTGCATCT